CTGACACCGCAACGCAGCCGGTTGACCTGCTGGCGAAGTTCGATCCGATCATCCAGACCCGCGAGCAACTGCTGGCGGCAGGCGTGGAGGATCCTTTCAACCTTGTGATGGAACAGGTGCTTTCCCCCACCCGCGCGATCTGCAACGGGCGCGATACGATCCTGCTCGGCACCTATAACTACATGGGCATGACCTTCGACGATGATGTCATCGCCGCAGGCAAGCAGGCGATGGAGGATTTCGGCGCGGGGACGACCGGCAGCCGCGTGCTCAACGGCACCTTCCGCGATCACCGCGATGTCGAAGCGGCATTGCGCGACTTCTACGACATGGACCACGCGATGGTCTTCTCGACCGGCTATCAGGCCAATCTCGGGATCATTTCGACGCTGGCCGGCAAGGGTGATTACATCATCCTCGACATCGACAGCCACGCTTCCATCTGGGACGGCTGCAAGATGGGCGACGCCGAAGTCGTGCCGTTCAAGCACAACGATATCGAAGCGCTGGAGAAGCGCCTGAAGCGCGTGCCTGACGGCGCGGGCAAGCTGGTGGTGCTAGAAGGCGTCTATTCGATGATGGGTGACGTCGCCCCGCTCAAGGAAATGGTCCGCATTTCCAAGGAGCACGGCGCGATGGTGCTGGTCGACGAGGCGCATTCGATGGGCTTCATCGGCGAACACGGCCGCGGCGTTGCCGAGGAACAAGGCGTGCTGGATGATGTCGATTTCATCATCGGCACCTTCTCCAAGAGCGTCGGCACGGTTGGCGGATTCTGCGTCTCGAACCATCCGAAATTCGAAGTGCTGCGCCTGGTGTGCCGCCCTTACGTCTTCACTGCCGCCCTGCCACCCAGCGTGATGGCAAGCTCTGCCGCCTCGATCCGCAAGCTGATGCATGGCGGCAACAAGCGCGCGCACCTGTGGGAGAACAGCCGCACGCTGCACCAGGGGTTGCGCGATCTGGGCTTCCAACTCGGCACCGAAACCCCGCAGAGCGCGATCATCGCGGTGATCATGCCCGATCTCGAAAAGGGCGCGATGATGTGGGAGGCGCTGCTGAAGGAAGGCCTCTACGTCAACCTCGCCCGCCCTCCGGCAACTCCGGCGGGCATGACCTTGCTGCGCTGCTCGCTGTGCGCGGAACATTCGGCCGAGCAGGTGCAGACCATCCTGGGCATGTTCGAACGCGCGGGCAAGGCGATCGGGATTATCTGAACCCTGACAAGAGATAACCAATGTGGTTATTTTTCTTGACATCGTGACGCTCTTTGGTTAGACAAGGGCATCATCGAAAAATAGCGATTCGCCAGCAGGCGGTGCTCCCCAGTGGAGTGCCGCCTGTTTCGTTTGCGCGACAGGAGAGCCCCTATGGCCAAGCCGCCCGGCAAGCGCATCGCCATCCGCCCCGGCCTCAAGGAAGGTGAAGGCGGACGCATCAACAACAACTGGCGGCGCCTGTTCCTCGATCACCTCGCCGAAAGCTCGAACGTCACCCTCTCTGCCGCCAAGGCCGGAATCAGCGCCAGCCGCGCCTACAAGGTACGCCGCGAGGAAACAGAATTCGCCCGGCTATGGCAGGAAGCACTGGCCGAAGGCTATCTCCACCTCGAAATGGAGGTGCTCCGGCGCCTGCGCAATGGCGACGCCAAGACCAACGATGACGGCAAGTTCGACTTTGCCAACGCCATCCGCCTGCTCGCCGCGCACCGCGACAGCGCCGCTCGCGGGGCCAGCGAAGTGCGCGATGTCAGCGCCGCCGAAGTACGCGCCTCGATCGACCGCAAGATCGAGGACATCCGGCAGCGCATCGCCCGTCAGAAAGCCGCCGAAAGCAAACGCGCATGAGCGGCCCCTATGATGCGATGATGGCGGACAAGACCGAGGAGGGGGCCAGGCTTCGCTACGAACTCAGCGAGGCAATGGACCGGAACGAACGCAACGCCTTCGATTACCTGTGGGAGTATCAGGCCCGCAAGGAACAGCTCGCTCCGCCGGGCGACTGGCGCATCTGGATGATCATGGCCGGACGCGGCTTCGGCAAGACCCGTGCCGGGGCCGAATGGGTACGGATGATCGCCGAAAGCAACCCGGACGCGCGCATCGCGCTGATATCGTCCTCGCTGGCCGAAGCGCGCGCGGTGATGGTGGAAGGCGAGAGCGGATTGCTCGCGATCTGCCGCCCCGGTCACAAGCCGCATTTCGAACCCTCGCTGCACCGCATCCGCTTTGCCAGCGGGGCGCAGGCGCAGCTATTCTCGGCGAGCGAGCCCGAAAGCCTGCGCGGTCCGCAGCACAGCCACGCCTGGTGCGACGAGATCGGCAAGTGGCCGCTGGCGCATGAACGGGCGACACGCTGCTGGGACAATATGCTGCTCGGCCTCAGGCTGGGCAGCGATCCGCGCATCGCCGTCACCACCACCCCGCGCGCAGTGCCGCTGGTGCAGCGGCTGATGGCGCAGGCGACCAGCGGCCAAGTCGTGATCACGCGCGGTTCGACGATCGACAACACCGAACATTTGGCCAAGCGTTTCATGGAAGCCATCGCCACCGAATTTGCCGGCAGCCATCTCTCCCGGCAGGAGATCGATGGTGAATTGCTGGAGGATATCGACGGCGCGCTGTGGACCCGTGCGCTGCTGGAAGAGACACGTGAAACCGGCCCGGTGCCGGATCATGCGCGCATCGTGGTCGCAGTCGACCCGCCCGCCGGAACCGGTGGTGACGAATGCGGGATCATCGTCGCCGCGCTGGGCGAGGACGGGATCGCCCGGGTGCTGGCGGATTGCTCGGTCACAGGCGCCGCGCCCGACGTCTGGGCGCTGAAGGTCGCCGAAGCGGCGCAGCAATGGGGTGCCGACCGGGTGGTGGCCGAAGCCAACCAGGGCGGCGCGATGGTCGAAAGCGTGTTGCGCGCTGCCGATCAGGCTCTGCCGCTGCGGCTGGTCCACGCCACGCGCGGCAAGGTGGCGCGGGCCGAACCCATTGCCGCGCTCTATGCCGCCGGGCGGGTGCGCCATGCCGGCCAGTTCGCGCGGCTGGAGGATCAGCTGTGCGGCCTCTTGGTCGGTGGCACCTACGCCGGCCCCGGCCGCAGCCCCGATCGCGCCGACGCGCTGGTCTGGGCGATGACCGAACTGATGCTCGGCCGCAGCGCTCGGCCGCGACTGGTGCGGTTCGACTAGCGCTTGCGGATACCCGCCAAACCAAAGGAACTTCCATGGCATTGCTCGACATCTTCCGTTCCGCCTTCAAGGGCGGGGCGCCATCCCGCGTGCCGCTTGCACAGGGCATGATGGCAGGCTGGATCCCGGCCTTCGAAAACGGCTTCGGCCCTGAAGGATACGACTACGCCCGCGCGGTCGAGGAGAGCTTTCTCGCCAACCCGATCGCCCAGCGTTCGATCCGGATTGTCGCCGAAGGGGTCGGGCAGGCACCATTTGCCAGTTCCGATCCACGCCTTGCCGCGCTGGTGAACGCCACCAGCGCCGGGCAGTCACTGATCGAAACGCTGGCGGCACACCTGCTGCTGCACGGCAATGGCTATGTGCAGATCATCAAGGACGCCGCAGGCGTGCCGGTAGAGCTGTTCGCGCTGCGTCCCGAACGGGTCAGCGTGGTCACCGGCCCGGATGGCTGGCCCTGCGCTTATGACTACACCGTGCAGGGCAACCGCACGCGCATTGCGGTGACGGACGAGGATGGCTGGCCCGGGATCATCCCGATCCGGGCGATGCATCCGCTCGACGATCATCGCGGGGCCGGCGCGCTCGAAGCGGCGCATCAGGCGGTGACGATCCACAATGCCGCAGCGCGCTGGAACCGCGCGCTGCTGGAGAATTCGGCGCGGCCCTCGGGTGCGCTGGTCTACGAGAGCGGCGATGGCATGGCGCTCGCCCACGAGCAGTTCGAGCGGCTGAAGCGCGAGCTCGAAATCGCCTTCTCGGGCGCGGCCCACGCCGGGCGTCCGATGCTGCTTGACGGCGGGCTGAAGTGGCAGAGCATGGCGCTCTCGCCCGCCGACATGGATTTCGCCACGCTCAAGAGCGCCGCCGCGCGCGACATCGCGCTCGCCTTCGGGGTGCCGCCGATGCTGCTCGGGCTCCCGGGTGACAACACCTATTCGAACTACCGCGAGGCCAACCGCGCCCTGTGGCGGCTGACGCTGCTGCCGCTGGCCGAAAAGCTGTTTGCCGCACTGCGCGAAGGCCTTGCCCCGTGGTTCCCGGATGCCGAACTCGGGATCGATCTCGATCGCGTCCCTGCCCTGTCCGAGGATCGCGAGCGGCTGTGGTCGCAGGTGTCCGACGCCGATTTCCTGACCCGCGCCGAAAAGCGCCAGATGCTGGGCCTGAGCCCCGAGGAGAATGCCCCATGAGCCGCGAAGACATCCTCGCCAGCCTGATGGCCCAAGCGCGCGAGGAAGGAGCCGAACTGGTCACCTTGCGCGCCATCGTGGAGGAAGCGAGCGTACTCGCCACCGACCGCGTGCTGGAACGGCTCGGGCTCGGCGATGCCGGGGCCGAGGGCGACCTGATGGAACTGCGCGAGCTGCTGAGCGCCTGGCGCGACGCCAAGACCAGCGCATGGAAGGCGCTGGTCGACTGGATCATCCGCGGGGCGCTGGCGCTGCTGCTGATCGGCATCGCGGTGCGGCTCGGCGCGTGGGACATGCTGTGAGCGCGGCGCTGCGATTTGCCGGTTATGCCGCGCTGTTCGACATCGCCGATGCCGGGCGCGACACCATCCGGCGCGGAGCCTTTGCCCGCACGCTGGCCGCGCGCCAGTCGCCCCTGCCGCTCTACTGGCAGCACCGCCCCGACCAGACCATCGGCGTGATCGAACAGGTGGCCGAGGACGCGCGCGGCCTCAGGATCGTCGCCCGGATCGACCGCCCGGCCAGCCGGGCGGCGCTGCTGCTGAAGCAAGGCGCGGTCAGTGGCCTCAGCTTCGGCTTCCGCACCCGCGCCGCCCGCCAGACCGATGAAGGGCGCGAGTTGCTCGAAATCGACCTGTTCGAGGTGAGCCTGGTTACCAGCCCACTCCAGCACGGAGCCAGGGTTCACCTTGTCACCTGACCCACACGGACATCACCACCCACAATCCATTCCCACCGGCCGCCATTGGGGCGGCCTTTTTTCTGCCCAACCGAAAGGCCCTTGCCCCATGGAGAATACCCCCACTGTCACCCCCATCGCCGTCGCTGCCACCGATCCGCTGGAGGCCAGCTTCGACATCGTCACCCGTCAGGACCGCGCCGAGGCCGAGATCGCCAGCCTGCGCGGCGATGTTGACGAAGTGAAGTCGCGCCTCGACAAGGTCGCCCGCGCGGCCTCGCGCCCCGTCATCGGCGGTGGGCAGGCGAGCGACAGCCCCGAAGTCAAAGGCTTTGTCGACGGCTATCTGCGCCGTGGCCGCGAGACCGAGATCAAGTCGATCAACGGCGCCACCCCGGCCGATGGGGGCTATGCCGTGCCGCGCCAGATCGACGCGCTGATCGCCGCCCAGCTGCTCGACATCAGCCCGATCCGCGCCATCGCGCAGGTGGTCCAGACCGGCACTGCGGGCTATCGCAAGCTGGTCGCCACCGGCGGCACCGCCTCGGGCTGGGTCAGCGACACTGCCCCGCGCCCGGAAACGGCCACCACCCGGTTCGCCGAAATCGCCCCGCCCTCGGGCGATCTCTACGCCAATCCGGCCGCGAGTCAGGCGATGCTCGATGATGCCGCTTTCGACATCGAAACCTGGCTCGCCAACGAAATCGCGCTCGAATTCGCCCGCGCCGAGGGGTCCGCTTTCGTCAACGGCACCGGCACCAACCAGCCCGAAGGCTTCCTGACCGGCGCCAAGGCCACGGCCGAGGACGGCGTGCGCGCGTTCGGGACGCTCCAGTATGTCGGCTCGGGCAGTGCAACCGGCCTCGGCACCGCGCTCGATGCCAAGCTGATCGACCTGATCCATGCGCTCAAGTCAGGCCACCGCCAGGGCGCGAGCTTCGTGATGAACTCGGCCACGCTTGCCAATGTCCGCAAGCTCAAGACCGCCGATGGTGCGTTCCTGTGGCAGCCGGGCCTGGTGGAAGGTCAGCCCGACAGGCTGCTCGGCTATCCGGTGATCGAGGCCGAGGACATGCCCGATGTCGCCGGCGGGGCCTTCCCGATCGCGTTCGGCAACTTCCGCCACGGCTATCTTATCGCCGAACACAGCGCCACCAGGGTGCTGCGTGATCCCTTCACCAACAAGCCGTTCGTGCATTTCTACGCGACGCGGCGGATCGGCGGGAAGGTGCTCGATTCGAACGCCATCAAGCTGCTGAAGATCGAAGCCTAGGCCCC